AATGGCAGAGCAAAGCGAACTGGAGCAACAGCTATACAGGATCCTGCCGGCCGAGACGGCGGCGGGGATGCTGGCTTACATGGAAGACGCCCGGCGCAATGGCTTCGGCCAGGTGAGCGTGGGTTTCAAGAATGGGGCGGCGGACATTATCGGGGTGGTGGTGACGCGCAAACTGCGCGGCGGAGACGCAGCCAGTGAGATGGGCGAGATCGCCGCCTGCCTGGAGATTGCCCGGCGCAGCGGGTGGGGCGAGGTGAAGATCAGCTTCAAGAACGGCCGGCCGGACAGCGTGAGCGTCGAAATGACGCGCAAGGTTTGATTTTTGAGGGACTTGCAAAACAGAACAAATGCACTATAATACTGTTAACACTTCCCGGCCGAAGACCGGGGACAGACCCGCCAGCTGGCATAGATCCCGGGGTAGTCTGAAACAGACTGCCCCGGGTTTTTGTTTTAAGCGGGCGGGAAACAGATGGATGGGCAAAGGAGCCCGGAGGGAAAGAAGGCATGCAAACGGTATGGCAATCAAGGAAGTTCTGGGCGGCGATCTTCATGCTCGCGGCCGTGCTGGTCTCGGTGTTTCTGCCGGCGGCCGGGGAGAAGTTCGAGGCGCGCGTCGAAGACCTGGCAGCCGGGGCGCTGGTGATCGTCTCGTTCATGGTGGGTGTGGCGGTAGACCCGGGCGGCGGGTGGAACGGTCTGCTGCGCTCGCGCAAGTTCTGGGGGGCGATCATTGGCTTTGTGGTGATCGCGTTGGACGTGTTCGGCAAGAGCCTGCCGTTCGACATGAACCCGGAGCAGGTCATCACTGCCTGTGTCACCATCAGCGGGTACATCCTGGCGGTGGCGTTCGAACGCAAGACGCTGGATACGAGCGCGGTGAGTGGGCTGTTGGGCTGGCCGGTGGATGAAGCGCCGCGCTCGGCTGCGCTTGAGAAGAATCACAGGGCGAAGTAAGGGCGTATGCAAGAGATCAGCGTCATCGATATTCTCACCGCCATCAGCGGGCTGCTGGGTGCGCTCGCGCTGTACCTGGGGCAGCTGGATCGCAGGCGTGCCCGCATCGAACGTGAGCGGGTGCTGGCCGAGACGAAGAAGCTGCTGAGCGATGCCCGCGCCAACGAGAAACTTTCGTCGGCAGATGCGGCAGACCGGCTGACCGGCACGGCGTTGGAGATCGTCGAGGCGCTGAAGAGCGAACTGGCGGCGGTGCGTACGGAGCTGGAGACGTTGAAACGCAGCGACGAAGAGAAAGGACGCAAGATCAGCGAACTGCTGGCGAAGGTGAACGGCCAGGAGCGCGAGATCGCCGTATTGAGCGCCGGCGCCGAGCAGCTCAGCCGCCAGGTAGAAGAGCTGGGTAAAGAACCGGTGTTCCGGCCGGGACACGCCCGGCAAGGAAGGTGACGATGGCAAGAAAAGTGGAGCGGGGGCGGCCGCTGGAAGAACTGGTGAAGGGCTCGCTGGATTATACGATGGAGATGATCCGCAGCGCCTTCTACAGCCAGTTTCCGCGCAATTACGAACGGAACGAAACGGACGTATGGATCGTGGAGATGTTTGGCGATCATATAATCGTGGGCAGTGCGCTGCAACCGCCGGACGAGTTCTACCGGGTGACCTACCAGGCCAACGCACAGGGCGGGTACAGCTTCGCCGCCCGCGAGCAGTGGGAAGTGGTGGAACTGGCCTACCAGCCCAGAGCGGTGGCGGCAGCACCGGCTGAAGCCGGCGTAACACCGGCCTCGGCCGGCGTAACACCGGCTGAGGGCGCAGCCGGGAACACGGGGGCGGAAGAAGCGCCATCCGCTGCAGGGGGTACGCCGGCGACTTCCCCGTCAGACGATACGCCACAGACCGCCGTTCCCCAACCCGTCAGCGAAAATGCCGGCAATTCCCACAAGCAATCGGGCGAAGTGAAGAAACGCCTGATGGAGCAAACCGGCTGCGTGGCGGCGCTGGACGAGAGCGCAGACGGGCGGGCGCGCACCATCCGGGCGGTGGGCATCACCGCAGACGTGATCAACGCTAACCGCCGGCGATACCCGGCGGCGGTGTTGCAGGCGGCGGTGGACGAACTGAAAGGACATTTGCACGAAAGCGCCGGCCAGGGTCGCTGGCTGCTGGGTGAGGCAGAACATCCGTCGGACAAGGCATCCAGGCGTCCGACTTTGCTGGAAACGGTGGTGCGCTGGAGCGAGGTGAGCTTTGTAGACGGCAAGGTACAGCTGCGCGGCCAGGTGCTGGAGACCAGCAAGGGTAAGGACATCCTGGCGATTCTGCAGGGCGGCGTACTGCCGGGGGTGAGCCAGCGCGGCTATGGGCTGGCGCGAACGGTAGAAGAAGACGGCGAAGAAATCGAGGAGATTTGCGAACTGCACATCACCGGCTACGACCTGGTGATGGAGCCAAGCGACCCGAACGGCGCCGTCCAGACACTCGAATCATTGGTGCCTCAGGAGGAGGACATGGATCCCAAACAACTTGCAGAATGGATCAAGGTGAACCCGGAACTGTTTAAGGGCCTGGTCGCCGAGGAAGTGGAAAAGATGAGCGAGGGCCAGTTGCAGGCGCTGGAAGGGCGCATGCGCCAGGCGCTCGGCATCGACGAGCAGACCGAGATTGGCCCGGCGCTGGCCGAGGCGATGACGGCCAAACGCATGCTGGAGGCGCAGAAGCGCCAGCAGGCGGTGGAGGCGGCGATTGCCGCCCAGACCAAAGACCTGCCGTACGGTGAACTGAACGGGGCGTTTGTGGAGGCGCTGCGGGCGGCCAACCCGGAGACGCCGGCGGCAGTAGAGGCGCTGGCCAAAGCCAAACGCAGCGAATACGACGCCATTGTGGCGAAGGCCCGGCTGGCGGGGATGGGGCTGCGGGGCGTGCAGGCGCTGGGGCCGGTGCTGGAGAGCGAGAGCGATCATCCCGGGTTTGCGCGGGGGGCGTTTGAGTTCAGCGAAGCGCTGGTGCAGCGCGGGCTGGTGGAACGGCGCGACCTGCGTAAGCCGCGCAGCGTGAACGAGAGCTTTGCGGCCAGGGTGCTGGAGCGCTTTGATGCGCTGTACCAGATGCACCTGGAGCACGAGAGCAAGATGGTGGAAGAGGCGGCGGCGCTGACTGCGGATCTGTCGCTGCCGTACTCGGTGGCGCGCACGGTGATTGCGGCGGCCCTACCGCGGTTGATCTCGTCCTCGCTGTTCGACTTTGGCGTGACCGACCAGTCGCCGACGCGTATCTACTACGAGACCTTTGCCGGTGACGACACGCTGGAGATTGCGGTTTCGAAGGAAGCCATCACCACGGATGCGGTCACGCTCAAGACGTGGATCTCGCTGGCGAACAAGCGGATCAAGCCGGCCACGGTGGTGGTGACCAACCAGGCTGAAGGGGTGACCTACGTGGAAGGGACGGATTATGTGATCGACTATGCCGGCGGGCAGTTGATGCCGGTGGCGACGATCACAACCGGGCAGGCGCTGAAGGTCTCGTACACGTACTACGGCATGCGCAAGGGTGAGAACCAGGGCATCCTGCGGGCAAAGATGACGCTGAGCCACAAGACGCTGGAAATTGCGGCCGACCGGCTGGCGACGCAGCTGACCAACGAAGTGGTGGTGTTCAGCCGTTCGCAGATTGGCTGGGATGCCACCACGCGGGTGCTGAGCGGATTGATCAACGAGATCCAGCGGCGCATCGACCAGGGGGTGCTGTACCTGGCGCTGTCTGCGGCGATGAGCGTGGCGAACAACAGCGGTGGGACGTACACGGTGAGCGGCGGTAACCTGAGCGACCTGGTGAAGTACCTGGGGGTGGCGCGGGTGAAGCTGGAGAAGCGTTACTACGAACCGCATGCCATCCTGTTGAGCACGACCAACAGCGATCTGCTGGCCAACTGGGATGGGTTCACGGCAGCCGGCAAGCGGCCGGATGTGGATCTGAACGCCAACGGGTATGTGGGACGGGTGAAGGGGCTGCCGGTGTTCCAGACGACCGAGTTCAGCGACGGGTATGGGCTCGTGGTGAACCGGGAATTGGTGGCGCACCGCGTCTACCAGCCGATGACGATCAAGGGGCCGTACCCGAGCTTCGACGCCAGCGGCAACCTGGTGGCCAAAGACCAGTGGTATGTCGAGGAATACAACGGCACGGCTGCCCCAGTGGCGGAGAAGGGGTCTTACATCAAGATCGCCTGAGCGTGACGTCGATCATCATGCCAGGGCTGACGCCTTTGCGGCAATCCTGGCCCAACAAGCCCCTCTCTCTGCCCTGTCAGGGGGAGGGGCGAAACGAGAGGATGGATGGCAGCACAAACGGTTGAAATCAAGCACGTTGGCAAAGAAGTGGTGATCGTGGGCGGAGAGGCGCTGTACTCCGGAGAGACGCGGGTGATCCCGGCCTATCTGCTGGAATTGGTGCTGGCGGCCGCCCCGCAGGCGATCCAGGTGGTGAAGCCGGACGGGAGTATCTCTGTTGAGGTTGAGCAAAAAGGAACGGTGAGCGATGGCAGTCAACCTGCAAATGCTGGTGAGCCTGTTGCAAAGCCTGGCGCCGGCAAGGGACGGAGCGCCCGATAACGCCGGGTACGAGCAGGCGCTGCAGGCGGCGGTGGTGGACTTCAACCGGCGCTGCCCCGGCCTGGCGTTCGGGACGCTGGCGCTGGTTGCCGGTGTGGCGGCGTACGCCCTGCCGGCAGACTGTCTCAAGATCGTGCGCCTGTCGCCGGCAGATGGCAGCTATGCCGGCCTGCTGGTCACGGCCGACGGGTTGGCGCCGGTCTCTTCCGCCTCCATCCTGCCCCGTTGGGTGGTGCGAGATGGGCAGCTTGTCTTTGCGATGGCGCCGGTGATGAACTGCCGGGTAGACCTGGTGTATCAGTCCGGGCACGTTCTGGTAGAGGGTGGGTATCCGCACATGGACGACGAGACGGTACAGCTGGTGGCGCTCAAGGCTCAGGCCGAAGTGTTGATGATGCAGGCCAATCGCCTGGCGGCCGAGGCCTGGCAGTACCAGATCGGACAGGAGCGGGTGAGCAAGGAGAAACTGGCGGCCGAAGTGCGCGCCCAGGCCCAGGCGCAGGAAGAGCGCTATGCCCAGGCAGTGGCCCGGCGCATTGGAGCGGCGGGAGGTTGGGGCCATGCTTACCAGCAGTGACCGGGTGCAGATGCGCGCCAATGCCGTCCGGTTGCGCAACGACCGGGTGGTAGAGATCGTTCTGCGCCGGGGCGCTCAGGAACTGCCGGCGCAGCCCGTCCGGCTGGTGGCGGCCGGCAGCGGCAGCGTGCAGCAGGGCGAGGCGGCGCAGGAGAGCCGGGGCGAGGTGCTGGTGCTGGGCGATGCAGACCTGGATATCCAGACCGGCGACCGCTTCACAGACGGCGGTGTGTTGTACCGGTTGGTGTTTGTCAACCCCAACCGGCTGGTGGGAACGGTCGCCACGGCCGAGGCGGCAGCCTGATGGCCGACACGGGCGTGGTGTGGGTCACCCCACCGCAGAACCTGCAGCGGGCCATCCAACTGTACGGCCGGCGGGTGATCGTGGCGATGCGCGCCATTGCCGCATACCTGGCGCAGCAGATGATGGAGGACGCCCGGCGCAGCGCCCCCTGGCGGGATCGTACCGGCAACGCCCGTTCGGGGCTGTTCACCGAAGTGGACGTGCAGGGTGCGGCGGGCGACATCATCGAGATCTATCTCAGCCACGGACACACCATCGAGTACGGGGTGTTCCTGGAACTGGCGCGCGGCGGTAAGTACGCCATCATCCTGCCGACGATCGAGAAGCA